TGCACAAATCTTTCTCAACTAGCATACTATCTCGTTTTGTAATTTTAAGTTTAAGTTCCTTTATTTCATTTTCATACCAATCATCTTTATTTTTTTGATATTTAACAGTTTCTAAAACTTTATCTGCTGTTACACAAGCAATTTCATTAATTTGTTCATTATCTAAAGTTACATTAAAATTCATGTTCTACCTCCTTCAAATTACTTTCACTATAATTTCAATAGCACCATTCTGAGTGGTATTTTCCAAAAAGGAAAAAACCACATCTTCATATATTTAACTTCCTTTAACCTCATTTTAATATTTTTTTTAAATCTTTAAAAATTTCCTTTTATTAACACTTTCAATATTTTTGAATTGTGGCTAATTAACTAACCCCATTAATGAATCAAATAAAGGTTTATGTTCTTTCATAATTTCATTCAATAAATTTTCTTCATAGTGTCTTATACCGCTATAATCAACTTCAAAAGCTCTTATTCCTTTTCTTTCAATAATGAAATAATTTCCCGCTCTTTTCCTTAGTACAATTAAAAGATTTTCTTCTGAATATTTAAATGAATCTTTATGATAATAACATTGAACTCTATTCCATCCAGTACATTTACCATCTATCATATAGGTATTGTTATTATTTTTTCTTCTACCATCATGTTTTCTTACTCCAATACTTTTCATATATTCCTCAAATATCTCTGATAACTGTTTAGTTTCACATAATCGCCAAATCTTTGTAAGTTTTTCTTTCAATCTTCTTACCCTCCTTTTAAAGTTCATAATTATTTCATGTTGTGGCATTATCCTGTACAAGTTGTAGCTATTACAGTCGCTCCATTATATCCACTTCCATACATTTCAATCGCCACATTTAGCATGTTATCAATTTTAAAATAAGTTCCATCACATTGCTTTTCTATGGTTTCTAACATCATTACCTCGCTATTCCACTCTTTTAATTCAGTTATATTACATCGTTTCATTTCTTCAAAGCCTACAATTCTAGCATAATAATTTTTAGCTTCTTTTAAATTTGTTGCTATAACCCAATCAGTTTCACCATTTTCAAAAGCAAAAACTTTTAGATCCTTTATTTCCATAATTAAACTCCTTATTTTATCAAAATCTTAAAAGTTCAGTATTTTATATAGTCCTTTTTACAAACTTATTTATATCATTGGCTAATCTATAATCACTAAAATTGTTGCTGGCCCTAAATCTGTCACAGTACCATTTTTCTCTATTGAAATACTATATTTTTCATAAGGTTCTGGTACTAACTCTTTTACACAATCTTTACGTTTAACTAACTCATCAGCTAAATCTTTTACAGATACTTTACTTAAATCTACTTTTTTTTATTTTGTTTTGAGCTTGTGATAGAATTGTTTCTTTGCTTATTTCCTTAGTATCTAAATTAATATTTACAATATTTTTAATTTCTGCTTTATTGCCTAATTCTGTACTTTCCTTATTAGTATTTTGTATTTTATAATCTTTTAATTGATTTAAAGCTATTTCAATTGTTTCCACTACTTGAGAACAACTTAATTCTTTTTCAATAAGGATATTAACAACATTCGTTACTTCACTTTTATTCATCATTTTTTTCTCTCCATTTCTCTATTTATCTTTTAAATTCAAGGATTTTTTTACATTTTTGTAGAATAATACCACTTGAAAGGTGGTGTTACATATGAGTGATTTAATATCAGCTAATACAGTTAACCATTTCCCATCATCAAACCAAAAGTATCATGATTTAGCAATGCTCTATTTAAAAAATACCTTTAATTTTTCTAATGGTTCTCCTGAAGAATTATTAATTAAATATAAAGATGTTATTTCGAAAATTAAATCTGCTGATACCAAACCAAAAATCTAAATAATTTTATTTAAAGTAACTTGTGTTAAAGCTGTTTTGCATTTATTTAATATTTCCCAAGCTGAATCAATACTAGTACCTTCCAATGCTGAAAGTATTGATTCAGCTATCTTCTTTTCATCATCATCTTCAAATAATTGCGTTGAAGCAAATCTATCATCTTCTCTAAATCTTTCAATCCCTTGACCTTCCTCTTCAAATCTTGTTATTGAATTATTCATTCTTTTCCCTCCTTCAAATTTCTTTATTTATTTTTTATCTTTCATACGTAAATTAACTTAAAAATTAATTAAAACTACTATTACGGTATCCACTACAATGGGTAGATTTAATACAAATGTCGAGTTGTCACAGCTTTATACATCCCATAGTCAAGATAAATCCTAACTTCTCTCAAGTCATATGGTTTTAGGTTATCAACAATAGTATCAATATCTTCTTTTAATATTTTTCTTAGTTCCTCTTTATCAATGTTGCTATTTAATGTGTCTAAATCTAATGTCTTTATCGAATGATCCTGTTCTTTTAGAACAATATCTTTTTTTGTGGTTTTAATTCTATTTTGTATCGCTGAAATATCTCGCTCTAAAGACTGAAACTTACTCTGCAAAACTATAATTCTTCCTTCAACTGATTTTTTCCATCCAAACATATTTTTTCTCTCCTCTTTAACTAATCTGGATTTCTATATGGTTTACCAGTACAAATACCTTCTGATGTACATGGTATAAATTTATATGGGTCCTGAGCTGATGCTCGGGTAATTTTAAAATACATTGCTTTTTTAGCTCTCCATCCTCTTTTCTTTAGTTTTTTATGATGTTTGTTCAATGATTCTTCTAAATTAACATTGTGCTGCTCTTTTAGTTTGTCCAGCACCTCTGCAGACAACTGAAAACAATCCCATGATTCTTCTGATATATGTTCTATGTTGTCTTTATTTTTTATAGCCTCTTTTAATTCTGTTACTTCTTCCTGTAATTTTGATACCATTTCTTCCAATGTTAATTTTCTATTATCTATCCCTAATTTAGTGCTGCTTTCTAAAATATTTAAGTACACTTCTTTAACACCTCGATTTTCACTCTATTGCATCTAATATCATTTATTAAAAAACACTCTTTGAATGTTTTTGTTTTGATAAGTATAAAAGATGATGTAATAGATAATACCCTGCCTTTTATTTCTCTAAATTTACTTCTACCAACTGCATCATTATTAAATCTAACTTTTACACGATCACCGACTTTTATTTTATTAGGAGTCCATTGTTCCTCCATGAATATTCTCCCTTCCTTTTAACAGCTCATATGACATTATTTCTATACCTGTCATTATTTGAGCTTTTCCCAAATCTCCTGTTTCATGATAGTTTTTAGCTACTTCATCTGCCCATAGACTAGCACTATCTTTTAATTGTTCTATCTCTTCTTTAACCTTTTTCAATTGGCCCTCAAGTTCCATATTTTCAACTACCTTTTGAGAAAGTTTTCTAGTTAAACTTTTAGTTAAGCTCTTGAGTTTTTCTATTTCTTTTATAGCTTCTAGCATTGATATTGGTTTAATTTTTTTCATCTCTTTTACTATTAAAGAATCTAATTCCCTGCTTTTTTCTAGTGTTCTAGGATCTAAAGTACCGTATTTTTCTATAAAACTATATAACTCATTTCTTACATTCTCCACATCTCACATATCCTTTCTAAAACATTTCAGCGATCAACTGGTACTCTGGTTTATAGGCGTATCTCAAAGTACCTGTTTTACCATTTCTTTGTTTTCCTATAATAACTTCCATAATTCCTTTATCTTCTGTTTCATTGTCGTAATACTCATCTCTATATACAAACATAATCAAGTCAGCATCTTGTTCTATGCTTCCTGAATCTCTTAAATCAGATAGAATTGGTCTTTTATCTGTTCTAGTTTCTGGTGCACGAGATAGTTGACTTAAACATATAACTGCCACATCTAGGTCTTTTGCTATTATTTTGGCTTGTCTAGTTATTTCTGATATTTGATTATTTTTAGATTCATTTTTGTTAGATGGTTCTATAAGTCCTATATGATCTATGATTACAACATCTAATCCGTATTTAATTTTTATCTTTTTACACTTGCTTTTAATTTCTAACATTGTTAAGCAGCTAGATGTATCTGTAAAAACATTATTCTTATAAGCCATTTCATTTGCCCTGGTAGATAATCGTGCCCATTCTTTATCATTCATTTTCCCTTGTTGCAATTTATATCCATTTATTAATGTTTTAGCTGCTAGTCTTCTCATACCTAGATCTTCTTTACCCATTTCTAATTCAAAAAGTCCTACTTTTTTACCCATATTAGAGCCTATATTTAAGGCTAGACAAGTTTTACCCATGGATGGCCTTCCTGCTATTACTATCAACTCTCCTCTTTTTAATCCATTTGTAGCTTTATCTAAGGATTTTAAGCCTGTTTTCATTCCTGGTATTTCTCCGCCATTTTCGTAGTTCTTTTGTATAACTGCTAAAGTATCATTCATTAATTCCTCATCTGTAAATATTTCTTCTTTTTTATTGCTATTTATCTCTAATAATGCATCTTCCAATTTTACAGCTATACTTTTTATATCTTTTTCTTTAGCTTCTTCTAATGCTTCATGGCAAACTTGTATAACCTTTCTTCTTTTTGCTTTATCTTTAACTATATCTGCATAACTCTTAAAATTAGATATTGTAATTACACTTGAAGCAATTTCTGTTATATAACTAATCCCACCTATAGCTTTTAAATTCTCTGTACCTAATGTATTGCTTAATGTAACTGTATCTATTGCAATATTTTTGTAATGCATGTCTAACATTTTTGAATACAAGATTTTATTAGGTTTACTATAAAAATCTTCTGATATTAAAATTTCAGATATATCGTTTATAATGTCATTTTCTATGAGTATAGATCCTAGTATATTTATTTCTGCCTCTAAATTATGTGGTAACATCTATATCCCTGCCTTTTAATCAAATTCAAATTTTTTATATGCATTATTATTTACCTTTTCATTTAAAACAACTTTTTTAGTTTTTTGATTTAAATAACCCTCAAATTTATTGCCAAACAATGTTTCTGGTCTTAAGTAATCTCCCATATTCTTACCATCTACAGTAATCTGTCCTTTCCAATCTTTAACTTTTGTGTCTATAACAGTGTAAAAATCTTCTACTACAAACCCATCTCTTAATCTTGCATTAATTAATTGCTGTGTTTTTTTAGTAGTGCTTTTGAAATTAGTTCCACATTTTTGATTAAGATGATTAACAACAAGAGTATATATATTTATATTGTTCTTTTTATATAGTTCTTTTTTGGGTGCACCTGGTGCACTAGGGTGGTGCATATCCTGCACTAGAGGTAGTGCATCTGGTGCACTAGGTGGTGGTGCATATCCTGCACTAGTGCATGGGATCAATAAATCTAAATTTATAGTGTATTCATTTGAAGTATTAATTACATAATCTTCCTTATTTTTCTTTTTCTTAAACCTTTTCTGTTTTACAATAAAATTATTTTCTTTTAATACTTCAATAGCATTTATAGCACTTCTTCTACTTATACAACATTTTTTAGCTATGTCTCCATATCCGGGGAATATTGCTTGACCATTATTGCCGCAACGACATAAATAAATTAATACCAGTTTTTCAAAACTCTTTAAATATCGCTTTGTTACACCATCTTTTGTTGTTTCAATTATCATAAATTCTTCATCAAAGATATTATTGGGTGTTTGAAAAAACGGTGTTTTCATACCAATAGAATCTTTAACTTTATTTTCCATATATTACACCTCATTTATGTCTAAAATTTTATTTATTTTTATATATACAAAAATAAATATTTTTAAACATAAGCCCTACCATTGACAATTAATTTTTAGTAGGGCTTTTTTTTTATGCATTTAAATCACCTTTCTTGTCTTTTTAAATAAACCTAATTTTCTATTTCTTCTATAACTTCTTCTAAAACATCTAAAATGTTTTCCAAGTTTATTCCTCCTTTAGGATATTTTCAATTTTTGCAATTGTATAATCTCTAGGATTTACTTTATTGTTTTCTATTCTATAAATAGTTTTTCTATTTACACCAGATCTTCTACTAAGTTCAGCTATAGATAATCCCTTTCTTATCCTTAATGTTTTTATTGTATTCTTTGACACGTTTTCCCCTCCTCTATATGTCCTATATTGCCACATTATTAGGACAAAATCAAGTTCTGTAGAGATATTTTTATTCCATTTAATCAAAATTACTCATGTTTACTAAAAATTACTATGTATTTCGCAAATATACTTGTCCTTAAATGCCCTCATTTTTAATTATTTACCCCTTGAAATGTCCCAAAAAGTCCTGTATAATGTAACTAAAGGAGCGATGAAAATTGAAATTTTATGAAAAATTGAAAGAATATAGAGAAGAAAATAATTTGACGCAAACTGATTTTTCTAAAAAATTAGGTATTAGCAGATCTCAATTAGCAATGATTGAATGTGGTAAAAGACCAATGCCTGTAATAACCAGAAAAAAATTATCAGAAGTAACTGGCAAATCCTTAAAATGGTGGGTTGATAAAACAGAATATGATCAAAATAGTTACGAAGATATGACCGCATTATCTATGCTTCTCGATTATATGATTGAAAAAAATATTATTAAATCCCCTGAAGATATTGATAAAGAATTACCACATATAACTAAAATTCTTAAAGAAGAAGTTAAAATTAAATTAAAAAAAATATCATAATTTAGAATCAAAAGAGAACCAAGACTTTTAACAGTCTTGGTTCTCTTTTGATTCTAAATTTAATATTATTTCATATAATTCCTCGAAAATTTCCATTAGATCATCTCCCAAAGTTTTATATTGTATTTCCTTTGCAAAACGATTATAACACAGGTAAATATAACTATAATTTATATTTTCGCTAATATATCACTAAATTGTATATATGTTGCATTATTTTCCATGATTCCACTATTGACTTTAATATTAGTGTTTATTTATATTAAAAAATGAGAAAATGTAGAGGTGAGGATACTGAATATTGTTGAAAACGCAAGAAAAAGATTGAAACTTACACAAAAAAACTTAGCTATCAAGTGCCGAACAAGACAAAGTTATATTTCGGAGATTGAAAACTACAAAAGAATACCTAGTAAAAGGTTATTATTGAAACTAAGTAAAAACTTAGATCTATGTCCTATATTAATTATGCAGGAATGTTTATGTAGAGATTGTAAAATTAAGGAAGGATGTGGAATAGGGAAAATTATAGCTAAGAAGTGATACACAGTGATACACTTTAAACACAAGTGTATCACTTTTTTTATATAATTTGTGTGGGTGATAACGTAATGATAAAAAAAAGAAAATACTAGGATTAATATAACTATATCTAAAAAAATTACATAAAAAAATTAAAGGAAAAAGCAGAGTATGAAGGAAGATCTACTGCAAACATGGCCGCGCAAATAATAAAAGATTATTTCAAAGACAGTAAGTAAGCTGTCTTTTTTATTTAATAATCAATTCTTTAAGTTTTTACTTCTAATTTTATGTAAATTGTATATAGTGGTTTAAAGGCTGTGACATCTATTTTAACGATTATTTTACATATTTATACCTATCCCTATTTTCAAATTTATAAATACTCTCTATAAGCTTTTAATCGTCAAAATCTAATACTTTTTCTCTTTTAGATTCTGATATTTTTCTTTTTAAATCTTCATTGTTTGATATTATACTATCTGAATTATTATTTACAGATTCTAATAATTTTTTTTCTAAATCATCAAAATCATAATCTCTTTGGTCAAAGTCATTAAATGTATCTATTTTTTTTTGAATTAGAGTTATTTTTTAGATTTATTATCTATACTTTTTTCTCTATTTTTTTTTTATTTTTTTCAGTTTTAGATTTTCTAATTTGAATCATATCTTCAACTTTTTCTAAAGAATTTAAACCTTTTTTATTCCAATCTTGTAATGTAGATTGGATATAAGATATTATATCGTTATTACTTTTTAATAAAGCTATATCTAATGCTTTATTAAATAATTCAATAGAATAAGATTTTAATAAGCTATCTATTATTTCCTTCTTCTTTTTATTTAATTTTATTTCTAAATTACTTTCAATTTTATTGATGATCCCTTGAAATGTTTCTTCTTCTTCAGAATAAGTATTATTTAAATTAGTATTATTAGGATCAGTATTATTATATATACCCCCTTCTCCATCATATCCATTATCCATACCATCCCTTTTGGTAGGTATGGCTTTTTGATTTTTACCCATACCCTCCTTTTTGGGGTTATGGCTTTTTTCTTCTTTACTTTTTCTATTTTGACTAGCATGAACTTTTTTTTGCTAGTTCTATATTTTTATTATCTAATAATTCATATTCATAATAGAAAGTCATTTTTTTCTTATTATTTTCATCAAGAGTATCATCTTGTAAACGATACTGGATCAAGTACCCAGCATCTTTCAATTCTTTCCATGTACTTTCAAACGCTTTTTCTCCCTCTTTACATTGGCTTTTTAAATACCCTTTATAAAGAGTAAAGTTTTCCATTGTAATGTAACTTTGGATTAAAGAATATAATCCTTTAGCTTTTAAGCTTAATTCATTGTCTCTTAGAGCATTATTGCTAACTTGAGTAAAGAATACTTTCTTTTTTCTAAATCTACCATTTTTTTTGTTCCATAATAAAAACCTCCTATTGATGTACCCAAAATAAGAAGTACACAAATAAGAGGTATTTTCTCTAAAACTATTGACTATATGTAACGCATATTTTATAATTAAGTTACATAAATTAATAGAGAAAAACCTTAATGGTTATTGTGCATCCGAATTAATCTTCTAGTCGGCAAACTTTCTGATTAATTCGGATTTCTTCTTTTTTGGATATATTTATTTAAATTCGAAAAATTTTCTTTTAATTATTTTAATTTTACAACAAATAAAAATTCTTGTAAAGGAAAATGTGGATAAGTCTTTTGTAAACATAGATTTATCCACATTTTTTTAATATAAATTTCTTTTTTTTACTGCTATTAATTTATCATATTCATTTCTAAAAAAAAGGAAATTATATATTAGTATTGAATTTATAAAAGTATAGCTTTTACATAGGTTTACTTTTTATAAAAAGATAACTTATATATAGGTTATCCTTTTATGAAAGAATAACTTATATAATAATTATAGCTATGTATAAGTTATATTTTAGTATAAGGTGGGAATTATATATGTCTAAAAATTTTAATAAATTGCTAGTAGGTGAACAGGTAGAATTTATTAATAAAGAATTAAAAAAGAATAGTAATATAAGTCTAAAAAAAATTTACAAAAATTTTGGCTTAAATAAAGTAAAAATTAATGATAAATTTTTACATGCTGGTTATGAATATGATGCGGATCATAGGGCTTATATAAAAGTTTCAGTTATGCAAAAGGATAACAAAGATATAATCAATATAAAAAATAAAGAAATTGAAGTAGATTCTGAAGTAAATAAAAATTCTAAAACTTTAGATATAAATAGATTAGAAAATATAGAGAAAACATTAAAAGAAGTTAACGAACTTTTAGAATTAAAAGATAGCTTAAAAGAAGTTGTACAAGAATATAACAAAAATAAAAATATAATAGATATTCCTGGACCTGCAGAATTAAAAATAGATATAGATAGCTTTGAAAGTACTCTAAGCAATAGAGTAATAAAGGTATATGACAACATAAATAGAGACTGGATTAAATTCTGTAAGAAGAATAAGCAATTTAAAATGCAGGATTTATATAGCCAAGCCTTGAAAGAGTTTATGGAAAAATATAATTAATGTAATAAACATTAAAATCAACTTATATCACATTAAAATTTAATTAAAATTTAATGTGGATTAATATTGACAAAAAAATTAAAACAGTTATAATTTAAATAACATTAAAATTTAATTAAATTAACGGTTTATTTCATTATTTTTTAATTAAAATTATAGGGGGTTAAAAAATGAAGATTTTATTAAGTGTTGATGCAGGTAAAAATACTCTTAAAGCTATAGGTAAGGAAATAGGTACAGAAGATATTAAAAAAAATAACATTTCCATCTAAATATAGTATAACAGACGATATTGAAGAAGAATGTGAGGGAAATTCACATATTATTAAAATAGATAATACAATTACAATACTAGGGGATGCTGGAGAATTGTATGATTACGATAGTGATAAGGAAAAAGAAATACATAAATTATGTACGTATACAGCTATAACAGAATTATTGGAACCTAATACACAAGATAATGAAGTATATATGGTTTTAGCATGCCCAATTGATTCAATAGCTACAAAAGAATTAAAAGATAATTATAGAAATTTTATTGGTAACAATGGAAATGAAATAAAAGTAAATGTAGATAAAAAAGAATACAGCTTTATAATAAAGGATATAACTATAAAACAAGAGGGTTCAGGTGTTATTTTTAATAACACAGAAAAATATATGAATAAAGAAGTTGCAGTAATAGATTTAGGAGGAGTAAATTTCAGCTTTTGTATTTATAATAATTGTATTCCAGTTAAATCTACTAGATTTGCTAGAGATTTTGGTGGAAATTATTTAAACAATATGACAGTTAATGCACTTAGAAGTATTGAAAAAGGAAAATCAATTACTACACAACTTGCTTTAAAATCACTAATAGAAGATTGTTTAACTATCGCTAACGTAAAAGATAGTAAAAGCATGAGTGTAATTCAAGATGTAAAAAGAAAATATTTAAATACAATAATAAACCAAATAAAAAAAAGCTGGCCAAAGTATAGATGTAGTTGAACCAATATTTTGTGGTGGTACAAGTTATTTAATAAAAGAAACAATATTAAAAGAAATACCACATGCTGTTGTGGTAGATAATCCTCAATGGGAAAGTACTGAGGGATTATTTGTTATAGCTAACGCAAAATACAATGAAATATAAAAGGTGATTAATATGAGTAAAGAGAAAGACTTTAAGAGTATTACAGTTCCTTTTAAAAAAAAGCAATGAAGATGTTAAAGAAAAAATAATGGATCTTTGCGATGAAACAGGAAAAAGTAAAATAGATCTTGTCTGTGATGCTATTAGGCAATACAATCCTAATAAACATAATAATGAATTTAATAAAATTGATAGAGAAGAAATTGAAAAAATAGTAAAAGAAATATTGGGAGGAATGTTATTAAATAATATGGCTTTAAATGTAACCCCATATCCTAATAATATTCAGCAGCAAATTACAACTAAAACAAAAGAAGAACTAGAAAAAGAAAAATTAAAGCAACTAAATGATAAAACAGTTGATTTAAGTCTAGTGGATGATGATTAAATTTTAAATAAATTGGAAAGTATAGAAAATGTTTTTGCCGACATGCCAGAATAAAGGAGCCTATAAGGCTCTTTTTTAAATTATAGGGAAAGTTTAAAATTAGTTATTTTAAACAATTTATAAATATACATATTCTTAATTATGTAAAGTAGATTTCATGTAAACAAATTATGATTCTGATAAATACACAGAATAGCATTAATAAATATATAGACTTAGTAAGAGCAACGATTTTCCTTTATAGATTAACCAACGTAGCTAAAATCGTTGCTCTTACTAAGTAATTATTCTTTCTCTAACTCTTCTTCTCTTTCATTTATATTTTTTATTTTTCTTAAATGTCTTAGATTTTCCCACCATCTTTCCTCTTCACTTTTTAATTCTTTCATAATATCTTTATGATATTGATTTTCTAATCTAATTTGAATAGACACTATTATCTCTCCCTTTGATTTATATTTTCACAAAATTTGATTGCATTTCTGACCGCATATTGGGGAATTTTATATTGCTGGCTAAGCATTTCTATAGCTTCTTTATATAATTCTTTATCTTCTTTTATTTTATTTATTTCTTTTTCTAAGTTTTTAAAATTATTTTTTATATTTTCTTTCTCTTCTAAATTATTGGAATTTAACTGTCTATATATTTCTAATGTTTTTTTCTATAGCTTTTATTTTAATATTTAATAACTCTGCATTTTTAGCCTTGGAAGTTAATTGTTCTATATCTTTTTCATTTAAATTTTTATTAATTAGGCTATAGAAATGTTTAATTTCCATGTGTCTAGCTTTACTATATTTAATCCCTCTATTAAGACTTTTAAAGTGTGTTCGCATACTATTAGCATAATTGTCCTGCCACCCTCTTAACTTCTCTATACCATCAAAATAACGCGTATTGCTTAGTATATATTTGCCCTTTTTATTTTCAAATCTAGGTATTATTAGAGCGTGTATATGCCATGTGCTTTCATCTTTATGAAGTGTGGCATAAATGCAATTAGTACCGAAATTCTCTTCTAGCCAATTTATATTTGCATTTTTCCATTTATCTAAATCCATGGGAGATAAGCCCTTAAAAAAATTAGGTGATGCAGTTAGTAATAACTCCCTGGCAACTATATTATTTTTTCTTAATTTGATACCTTGAATATAATTCCATGCTGCCCCATAAACATCACTATCTCCTATTAATATTTCATTGTTCACATTTCTATTTGAATTAGGCACATCCATTTCTCTTTCCATATGCCTCTGAAAAGTTTTAATTTGAGCTAATGTATTTTTAATAGTACTATCTGTGGTCTTATATTTTTTACCAATTCTAAATATTGCATAATAATAATTAGTTGTTTTTCTATAAGTGATTTCTTTGGGTTTTTCTTGTTTTGATTTTCCGAAGTCCTCCCAACTCACTTTTGATAACCTCCATAAAATTGATTACAGATTTTTGAAACCGTAACTTACTACGGTTTTTTAAAAAAAAATAATTTAAATAATGTTTTTAGTGTATTTTTCTTGTGTATAATAAGTATTTTGGTTATCTAAAAATGGTAATTTATTATGTGCGATTATTAAAATTTCATCATCAGGAATTCTTCTAACTTCATCTCCTGTAAATAATCTTCTAGTAGTTTTACTGTAAGATTTCTTTCCTCCATTTATGTTATCTATTTTTATTTCTGTATCTCCACATAAATTGCTAATATAGTTTAGCGCCTCTAGATCTGTTAAGCTAGGTAAAATGCATTTTGTTTTAAGATTATTTAATATTGTAGTAGCATTGTTTTTACCATGAATATCATAAATTTTAACTAAGTTTTGTAGACATACTAAAAATCCAACCTGTCTACTTCTACATACTGCAGCAATCTGTTCAAAATTATTTATCTTACCTGAATTTTGAAATTCATCTAAAAGAAATAATGTAGGTAATCCATTTGCATACATTATTTTATTTATTAATTGGGTATAAAAGACGCTTAAGAATGGTGCAAGATAGTTACTTTTAACTTCATCATATTTTATATATAAAGCTATTGGCGTTTTTCGAAAATCAGTTGGTATAAAAGTGCTACTAGAAGTAGACTTTATAATATTATGATCTGTAAATAGCTGTAGATTAGTTAAGAGTGTACTTGTAATACTAGACATAGTTTTAGGACTTCCAGCACTGGACATAAAAATATTAAATTGTTCTCTTATATCTGGATTTTTATTATTACCTAAAATCTCTGGTAATTCTACAGGAGGCGTATTTATTAAAAATTTAACTGCCTCTGATATAGTTTTGCTATTTAATAATGCTGCAGTAAATAAAGGAACAGCCATATTTTCCCACTCTGTACTACCACCACTTCTACCTGTGGCCATTTGTAAGGATAAACCTCCATTTTGGATTATATTAGTAGCTAATTCCCTAACTTCTGTGAAGTTATCACAAAATTGTAATGGATTATATTTAGCTGCATTTCCTAATGGTTCAAATAAAATTGGTTTTCTTCCAATACTGTTTTGATATTTGCTTGTAGATTTAAAAAGTTCTCCTTTAGGATCTGCAATTATTAAGCTAGATTTTGGTAAGTCATTTGATAATAGATTTGGTAAAAAAACACTGGTTGTTTTGCCTTCTCCTGTTGGAGCTATAACACAAGTACCTTCTAGTGTTTTTTTGAAATTAAGTTGAAAATTTTTAGATAGAATTAACCCATCTTTACCTGTTAATTTTTTATAATCTTTTTTAGTACCAATTTCACTTGTTGCTAATTTATTTTTTTTTATTTTTTAATAATAGTCCCATTTCTATAACTGGAATACTCATGGTTAACCATAAAAGTTCATTTATATAATTAAACATTTTTAACCCCCAGTATATTTTTTTATATATTTAATTAATAATAAAAATNAAAAATAGAAAAGGTGATGTTATGATTACACTATTAACTGTTGGAGAAATTGCTTGTTTTAGTTTTGCAGGCTATTGCATTTATAAATCTTTACCATTATTTTTTAAATAGAATTCTACTATTTTTTTATAAATTTACTTACAACTCCTTTGTTCATTATTTACTAATATAATAAGTAAAGGAGTTGTAAATGTTACATATGTATTTTTTAACTAAGCTTGTCCATATATAACCATTATAAAAATTAGGTATATAACTATTAGCTATATTTTTACCATACACAAATAGATAGGATAACTAATTATGATTAAGTCCATATACAATGCGGTTTATATAACATATGTAGGTATAACTATGTTTAAAAGAGCACCCGACTAAAAATAAGTACATAACTTTATGAAAAATAAAATATTACAAAAAATAAAAAAAAGGTGGTAGCTCTATTTAAGAAACTACCACCCTTTTTATTTATACTAATTTGCCTGCAGCTTTAAATGTATCCCATCTATCTATTCCAGTTGCTGTTCCATTAGGACCACCTATTTTAATTATTTCTTTAGCTTTTAATTTAGCATTATCAAAATCACTTTCTCTCATTACTGGGCAACCATATTTTTGGCTTATTAATAAAGCAGAAAGTGCATCCATATCTCCAAAATATAAAATTATTTTATTCATATCATATTCCTCCTTTTTAACTTCTTGTTTTGGTTTTATTCCCATTTTTTTTATTATATTCTGCAACTATTTTATGATAAGTATCATTTCCTACCCAACCATCTACTTTTAAATTACAATCTTTCTGAAATGCTTCTACAGCTGTTTTTGTACCATTGCCCCAACTTCCATCAGCTCCATATTTACCGCAGGGATAACCAATTTTAATTAACATATTTTGTACTTCTTTTACATTATAATAACTGCCACCAGCATTAGTTTCACTAGAAGAACTATTGCTACTACCAAAGAACATTGCGGCTTCTTCTCTACGTCTTCTTAATAATCCATAGACCTGTTCACCGCCTGCCATACTCCACATTTCAAAATTAGCTGTAATAGTTGCTTTATCTCTTACACCATTACATATATTTTTGTATAATGTAGAACCTAATACACCAGCATAACCTACGTTATAAGCCATACTAACCAAAGCATCAAATTGATTTTGATTAAGTTTAACACCTCTTCTATCTAAATCCTGCTTAATAGGAATGGCATATTTATTATTTAATAAATCTTCTAACATTTTACTTGCTTGAGATTCTGTTACGCTTGATAATCCTTCTATTTCTTTTCCTGTCATTCCATATCCTAATGTTTTTACGCCAACTATGTCATAATAAGGATTTGGGTAGAATCCCTCAAATCTTTTTACAAAATCCACACACTGCTTAGAAACTAACCCCATAATCTTACCTCCTTAAAATAAAAAAAGAACAGATATTAATCCTGTTCTTTTTTTTTCTGTACTTTGCTTAATTAATTGATTACTAAGTACTGCTGCACCTGTAGTTAATATACCTTGTATTATTGCATTTGCATTTAATCCCATTAAAGATATAGCTCCCACTATACCTAAAGGTAAAAGAATAAAAGGTATTGTCCAATCTTTTATTTTACCACTTTGCTTTAACATAATACCTAAGACATATAAAGCTGGTATTAATATTAAGGCCTGATCTATAATGTAATTCATTAAATTAATTTCCATAAATATTCCTCCTAAATAAATTTGGCTACTGCTGCAGCTAATCCAGCAATAACTATATATTTTATTACTTCATATTTTAAATTTTCATAAGTTTTAGACCCTTTACTTTGTATTTTTTCTATAGAATCAGCTATTTTTTTCTATATTTTTTTCAATAGCTTCTATAGCTGTAAATATTCTATCAAATTTTTCTTTTGTTTCTCCTTTACTTATTTCTAGATCTGTAATTCTTTTTTCAAATTCTTTTCTTTGTTCTTTGCTTTCTTCAATTTGATGCCAAATAGATTTTATTTTATCCTCTAAGTTATTAATTTGTATACAATCCTTACACTCATTCATGCTGCACCTCCATAAAAATAAGAGCTCATTTACAAGCTCTTAAAAGTTTAATTTTTTATATTGTTCATGTACTGTACTATCATTTAATTCACTATAAATTTGAGTTGTTGCTGGATCTGAATGACCTAATATCTTTTGAATGGTATCTAATGTCATACCTGATTGTAATGCATGAGTGGCAAAGCTATGCCTTAAAATGTGAGGATAAATAGATTTCTCTAATTTAGCTAAAGTTCCTATTTCTCCAATTTCTCTTTCAATACTTCTTCTTCCAAGTCGATTAAAAGGCTTTTTACCAGCTACAAATACAGCGTTATTATTATCTTTTCTTTCTTCAAAATATTTTTCTAAATAAATTTTTGATTTTGATGATAAATAAACAACTCTTTCTTTATCTCCTTTTCCTATTACTTTTGCGGACATAGTATTAAAATTAATATCATTTATATTAAGTTTTACAACTTCATCTAGTCTGCAAGCTGTAGAATAAAGAGTTTCTAATAGGGCCCTTTGTCTTGCAGTTTTACATGCATATCTTAACAATTCTATTTCTTCTATTGTTAAAGAACTTCTTAATCTTTTAGATACTTTAGGTTGTTTTATTTTTCTCATTGGATTTTTGCTTATTATTTCTTCATCATATAGCCAACTGAAAAAAGATTTTAGAATAGATATTTCAGTTGCCATAGTTGATTGTTTTTTATTTTTAGATATTTGAGATAAATAAATCCTTATATCTGTTGTGGTTATAAAGTTAACTGGTTTAGGGATATAACTATTAAATTTTTCTAAATGTAATCTATAATTATATAATGTTTTTTCAGATATTCCATCTAATTTTTTTACTGCAATATACATCATGGCTTTTTCAGGTAAATCTGTTTTTACCAATGATGTTTCTTTAGATGTAATTTCATAATTATTTAGTATATTAAGAAGAATATCTCTTAATTCTAATTGATTTATGTTAGGATCCATAAGAGTTACTTTACCAATAACTTTTATTGCGATTTCCTCTTCAAACATAGTTAATTTTCCTCCTTCTTTTACCTTGTAGGTGTGAACTATTTTCATAAAGTTCTTATTCCGAAAAAGGAAAATAGGCATAAAAAAAAAGACCTAAAATTAAAAAATTTTAAATCATATTTATGCATTTTTAATAATTTGTTATTATTAATTCATTGTATTCTTTTCTAGCTTTCTTTTCTCTAGAAATAGAATAATTTACTTTAACTTCCTTTATATTAAACCCTTCATACCATTCTCTTACTTTTGGATGGTCATTTATTGTTAGTAAGAACTTACCTTCTATGTTTATGAGTTTATCTTTTAAAATTAAATGTTCTTTTTCTCCAAATTTGCTAGTATAGCCACCAGTTTCAAAGTATGGAGGATCGCAAAAGAAAAAACTATGTTTTTTATCATATTTTTGAATAATTTTTTCGAATGATAAATTTTCAACATAAGTATTTCTTAATCTTTTCTTTAAATCATTTAATACGTTTTTATAAAAAATCTGAGGTTTAGGTTTTGAAGTTGTAGCATAGCCATAATGGGACATTTTACTTGCAAAACTTTGAGATATTAAATATAAAAATCTTATAGCTCTGTGTATCTCCGTAAGATAACCTATACTATTATTTTTATATTCTTCAAATATATCTCGTCCTGAAAATTCATACTGTAATAGCCTCTCTATCTCCGGAGCATGATATTTAATCATTTTGAATAGATTTATTAGCTCCTTGTCTATGTCATTTATGACTTCAACTTTAGATGGTTGTTTCCCAAAATAAACCCAACCTGCTCCAAAAAACAATTCAATATAACATTCATGTTCTGGAATCATTTCAATGATTGTTTTTCTTAATTTAGACTTTCCACCCATTCGTGAAATTGGTGGCTTTAGCATTAGCATCCTTCCCCTCTTTGATGTAAAAAAGGGCAAAATAAAAACACCTATTAGGTGCCTACTTTGCCTTTATAAAATATTTATTTGTGTCGCCTTATTTATCTATTGTGTCTTAATTATATTTTCTTTTTCCTGTACAGTTATCCATTTAGCTGTTACGAATATATCTAGATCTTTCTCCTTGTATAATCCCATATTGTAATATTCTTTAATATAACTAAGCATTTGCATTACCTCCTAATTCTGCTATTTTTAATAGTAAAGATGAGTTTAGTTCTTTCTGTTTATTTAATTCTATTTGTATCTCTGCATTATCTTTAAGCAATTTTGCATTTAAGGATTGTTGTTTCTGTTGTTCTAATTCTTCATCAGATTTTAGAACATCTTCATATTCATAGAATATTTGTTTATCTGCAGGATTCCAATACATTATAGCTTGTTTATTTTCTATATACTTTGGTTCTGGTATATTTTCTATAAGGATTCCTTCTTGTTCTAATTCTTCTTTTGTCTTGTGTAGACCATAAACATTGTCAAAAGGCATATAATGCATAAATTTTGCCTTAATTTTATTTTCTTCAATCTTTTTTA